ACCGTTACATCGGCAGCCCGGTCGAGCGAGTCGAGGATCTGCGCTTTCTGCGCGGCCGCGGCGAATTTGTCGGCGATCTGAGGCGCGAGGGCATGCTGCATGCCGCGATCCTGCGCAGCCCGAGCGCGCATGGCCGCCTTCGCAGAATCGATGCGACCGCGGCGTACGGCTTCACCCACGGCTGCCAGCAGGTAGAGAGCCGCGTGTAAAAGATGATTGCTTCCCCGTTACGGGAGGAACCGAAGGTTCGAATCTTACTTCCTCCAGCGGGTCACGCATTCGATCGCGACCGAATGAGGCGGGCCGCTGAGGCCCTGCGGGTGCAGCGGGACCAGGTTCGCACAAGACTCTTTGCTGGAGGAGGCAGTCAGGAGCGAACCCGTCTCTAAAATGGGATTTCCGAAATAACGCGCGATTCCGAGGGGTTTATAGCAGCGTTACCGCAGCGTGAGGCGCCTATTTTGGGTCGTATCGGCGGGATTTTTTAAACCGTGCGGCCTCCCGCTCGTTAGGTTGGTTTTTTTAAGGCGCTGTGACTCCTATGGTTTTTTTCGTCACCCGGGGTCCTGTTGGCGAATTTACCGTCTATAAAAGAGCCGGCTCGGCCGCGCCATCCGCTGATTGAGCCATAAAGATAATTTACTTCAAGCACTTAGGGACTGCCAGCACGCAGCCCAATTTACCGCGGCGAGCGATGGTGGACCCCGCCGGTCTGAGACCCGAGCGCTTTCGCTGCAGGGGAGCTGTGCTGTTTAGCGATCGAGGAACGAAAAGAGATCGTTGACAATATCGTTCTACGTGTGATAGATATAGTTGCAATACGATTTTGATCATGAAACGGGGCTCTCTCTGGTTTTCCGTCGTCGTGCAGGGGTAAGCCTGCGAGTTCCATTATGGGAATGACCATTGCACCGAACATGAGCCACTGTTGCTGAGTTTCAACCATTTATTCTCAACAATTTTGAGCGAAGCCACGTAAAGGTGAATTATGGTATTGATAACATCCGGGTCCGCGGAGTCCATCCCCGCGAAACCGTGGCCGGCCGAGCGGGTCGAGTTTTGGTCGATCGAACGGCTGATACCCTACGGCGCCAATGCGAGGCTTCACAGCGAGACTGACATCGACAAGATAGCCGCATCGATCCTCAAATGGGGGTGGACGAACCCGGTCCTAGTGGACGAGCACGGCGTACTGATCGCCGGGCATCTGAGGGTGGCCGCGGCAGCGCGGCTGGGGCTCAAATCCATTCCAGTGATAGTCGCGCCGGGCTGGAGCGAGGATGAAAAGCAGGCCTATCGCCTGGCCGACAATGAACTGGCCGCGCGGGGGAGCTGGGACCCCGATCTGCTTCGCAGTGAGCTGCGGGATCTCAAATTCAGCGGTTTCGACCTCGACTTGATCGGCTTCGAGCCGCATCGGCTCGAAGAGATCCTGGCCGGGTTGGGGTCGAGCGGTCTGACCGATCCCGACAGCGTCCCGGAAATACCCGATCATCCCGTCAACCGGCCTGGCGATGTATGGCTGCTTGCAGCCCACCGGATCGGCTGTGGCGACAGCACAAACGCGGCGGATGTCGCGCCGGTGCTGGCGGGAGCGCGGCCTCACCTGATGGTCACCGATCCGCCTTACGGGGTCGCCTACGACCCGAGCTGGCGCGCCCGACGTGGGGTCGGCTCCAGTAATCTCGCGCAGGGCAAGGTGCTCAACGATGATCGCGCCGACTGGCGGCAGGCCTATGCGCTGTTTACCGGAGATGTCGCTTATGTCTGGCACGGGGCGTTGCATGGCGACGTGGTCGGCGCCGATCTGGCGGCTTGCGGGTTGCAGCCACGGGCGCAGATCGTCTGGGTCAAGCAGCATTTTACACTGAGCCGCGGCCACTACCATTGGCGTCATGAAAATTGCTGGTACGCGGTGCGCGTCGGGAAGGCTGGCCAGTGGCAGGGTGACCGCAAGCAGACCACCGTGTGGGAGATCGCCAACAACAATCCGTTCGGTAATCGACAGCGCGAGCAGAGCTGGGGACACGGCACGCAAAAGCCGGTCGAGTGCATGCGCCGTCCGATCCTCAACAACAGTCGGCCCGGCCAGCTGGTCTATGACCCGTTTCTCGGTTCGGGCACGAGCCTGATCGCGGCCGAAATGACCGGCCGCACCTGCATCGGTATCGAGATCAGCCCGGCCTATGTCGATGTCATCCTGCGACGCTGGGAAGGCTTCACCGGTCGCACCGCGATCCATCAAGCCTCGGGTCAATCCTTCAACGAGCGTGCCGCCAATCAGGATCCGGCTCTAGGGGCCGCCGATGCCTAGAAAGCCGTTTGTCGTCAGTGAGACGGTGCGCGAGAAGGTGCGCCACCTGGCGGGGGTCGGCGTCCGTCAGGACGATATCGCGCAGATCATCGGGTGCGCGCCCAAGACCTTGCGCAAGCAGTGTCGCGACGACCTCGATCGCGGTGTCGCCGAGGCCAATGCCATGGTTTCCGGCTCTTTGTTCGCGGCCGCGAAGGGCGGCAATGTCACGGCGCAGATCTTCTGGCTGAAGACGCGGGCGCATTGGCGCGAAAACGCAGCGCGAAGCGACGCGGCTTCGGGCAGTGATGCTGAGGGGCGTTCACCGGTGGTCCTCGTGCTGCCCGACAACAGCCGAGACCCCGAGCTGACGCACGCGCTGCAAGACGCGCATCAAGACATTTTGTGAGAGAGCCCATATCGTGACAGGTGAGTCGCAGGATCTAATGTCGACCCGTCCAGCGCCGACGAGAAAACACAGTGCACGCACTCGGCAAGAGCGCTGCCGCACAAAGCAACAACCTTGGCGCCTGGGGCGAGACCACATGTCTCCATTCGCGACCACCATCGCGGCGCAGCGGGGCCCGCAGACCGAGTTTCTTCGCAGTCCTGCCGACATCTGCATCTATGGCGGTGCCGCGGGTGGCGGAAAAACGGTTGGGTTGATCCTGGAACCGCTGCGCTACGCCACTCGGGTGGCGAATTTCACCGCCGTGTTTTTCCGGCGCTCGACCCCGCAGATCACCAATCCCGGCGGGTTGTGGGATGAGAGCCAAAACTTCTACCCCCGCCTCGGCGGGATCCCGCATGTCGGAATGCGCGAGTGGCGCTGGCCGCGCGCCGGCAGGATCAAGTTCTCGCACCTGCAGTTCGACAGCACGGTTTATGCCTGGCAAGGCGCGCAGATCGCGCTGATCTGTTTCGACGAGTTGACGCATTTCACCGCGCATCAGTTCTTTTACATGGTCAGCCGCAACCGCTCGACTTGCGGCGTGCGGCCCTACATTCGCGCCACCTGCAACCCCGACGCCGACAGCTGGGTCGCCGACTTCCTGGCGTGGTGGATCGACCCGGAGAGCGGGATGGCAATCCCCGAACGCGCCGGTGTGCTGCGCTATTACGTCCGCGTCGCGGAGAAGACCATCTGGGCCGACCGGCCCGAGGAGTTGGTGCAATACCTGCCGCCGCCGGAGGATCTGCCGCTGGGCATCGACCCGCCGCGGCCGATCAGCGTCACGTTTATCCCCGCGACCGTGTTTAACAACCCAATCCTGCTGCGGGCCAACCCCGAGTACTACGCGTGGCTGCTGTCATTGCCGACGCTCGAGCGCGAGCGGCTGCTCGGCGGCAATTGGAAGATCCGCCCGGCCGCCGGGCTTTATTTCAAGCGCGAGTGGTGCGCCATCGTCGACGAGGTGCCGGCCGACCTCGATCTCGTGCGCTATTGGGATCTCGCCGCCACCGAAAAGACCGAGCGCAACGATCCCGATTGGACGGTGGGGATCAAGCTCGGCCGCGACAGGTCGGGCGGCTACTACCTGCTCGATCGGGTGCGCGCGCGGGCCAACCCGGGCGATGTCGAGCAATTGCTGCGCAACACCGCCGAGCAGGACGGCAATCGGGTCCACATCGGGTTCGGCCAGGATCCGGGGCAGGCCGGCAAGAGCCAGGCGCTGCATCTCGTGCGCGCGCTCGACGGCTTCACCGTGACGCCGGCCCCGGAGAGTGGCGACAAGCTGACGCGCTTCGGGCCGTTCAGCTCGCAGTGCCGTGCCGGCAATGTGAAGATCCGGCGCGGCGCGTGGAACGAGGAGCTGTTTCGCGTTCTCGAAGGCTTCCCCGATCTCGCCCATGACGACGAGGTCGACGCCTGCAGCGGAGCCTTGGAAAGGCTCAATCCCCAAATGGAGAGCTGGGGGATATACGAGGCCGCCCGGAGAAGGGCCGAAAAATTGAAGCACCCGGAGCCGGTGGAAGAGTGCTACGTCCGCGTCAAGGCGCCTGCCGGCATCGGAGCCGTGCAGACCTTGTCAAACCGGCATATCACCGTCGGCTTGGATGGCATCGTCGAGATGTCTGAGAAGGATGCCGCGTGTTTGATCCCTGCTGGTTGGATCAAACTCCCAGATGGAGCTGCGACGACGTAGCTCGACGCCCCAGGACGCCGCCAGTCGCGCCCCACACTTTGGGAACTCCCTGCGGATCGCGCCGCGCGAGACAAGCGGGACCGAGGGTTCGAATCCGTCTTCCAGCAGAGAGTCAGGCGAAATCGTTGGCTCGGCAACGCTTGCGGGGCGGG